TTCATAAATTCCGTTCTGGTCTAATTCGGCATAAATTTGTGATGGGTATTTGTATTTTTCGTCACTCACCACGCACTGCCTCTACCAATGCCCTCATGGCCCTATCACGAGATTTTTGGTATGACCGGCAAGCGTTTTCAAGTTCTATAATTTCTTCTTTTAATTTACTAATCTCGTCACCTCTCTCATCATAAAGACTCCTTAAATGCCTATATGCCAGCGCGTCCTTTGAGTCGACCTCACCACGGAGCAGTTCTATCTCCGCAGCGGCTTCTTCGCAAATCTCAATACCTTGCACAAGCATGTCTGGTCGTCCAATTTGAGGAATGGATACAAGTCCCCGTAGTCGTGTCACAATGTCATCACTCATAATTCATCATCTCCACAAATGCACTCGGCTTCGTCAAATGCTTGCCCTAGCAAATCCGCCGTTTCTCCATCCCACGTTTTGTCAAAATGGGAATCAAACGCCAACTTGAACAAGCGAACCCAGTGATTGCGCTCACTTATCGCATCGTTCGTCGTCGCCCAGTAGTGGTCACGCTCTTTGCGTAGGTGTTCAATTTTGTCACGGCAGTTGGCATGAACATCCTTGACCCTTCCACCCCAATGAGCAAACACTTCCTGACCAGTGCCTAGCGTCTCGCTAACCCTTCGTGCGTCGTCATTCATTTTCGCCCCACTCTTTTACCGCAGAAATAATGTCCACGTACTCGCACCCATACTTAACTAATGCTTTCCGTAAAAATGCATTTTCTGTTCGTAGGCGTTCAATCTCTTTCTCCAAATACGCCGAACGGTCGCACTCATTATGAAATAGGCGAATCCAAAACCCCATCTCTGTATCTGGGTCATGGTTTGTCACGGTTCCATCCGAACTAATCCATGTATTTGTTGACTGTGTTGAACCGTACCCGTCACTCACCACGCACCGCCTTTGCTATAAGTTCAGCAATCTTCTCTGCGTCAAAGTTCTTACCCTCTTTTGCATTGATTACCATTCCAATTGGATGAAGGAACGACCCAAGCCGTGCGACTTCTGCGCGCAGGCGTTCAATTTCTGCTTTTGCGTCATTGACGATTACATACCACTCATGACAATCACAGGAACATTCGTTGTCGCAGTCGCACTTTCCTTCGCAATAGCACGGGACGTACGCGCCAACACTATTTGTGCAACCGAATTCCCCGCATCCCCAGCACTCGCTTGGAGAGTGCCCAGTTGAAATGGTGAGACGAGACACAATGTCATCATCTATATTTGTTTTATCCATACGTGGGCGCTGAGGGTCTCGAACCCCCGACCTACTCGGTGTAAACGAGTTGCTCTACCGCTGAGCTAAGCGCCCTATGTTTAAATTTTAAGCACCCCCAACGGGATTCGAACCCGTGCTCCCACCTTGAAAGGGTGATGTCCTAGGCCACTAGACGATGGGGGCTTATGGTATGTCAGTCTTTTTTCTTGCTTTTAGTTTGACTCTGTTCTAGGAAATTGTCAAGTGCCTGCCTGATAATCGAACCACGTGAAAGTTTCATTTTCTCTGACGCTGACGAAAGCCTGTCCGACATTTCTCGCGATAAGTGTATTACAAGCTTCTCAAATTCTTTATCCATAGTGCCTCCGGTGGGAATTGAACCCACGGCCAACACTTTATAAGAGTGCTGCTCTAACCACTGAGCTACGAAGGCTTGTGATTAGGCAAATATTCGTTCGTCAGGCCAGAAGTACGGAATCGAATCGTCTTCTTCCCATCCGAACGAAAGGTAATGCTCAGGAAGCTTTCTCAAAAGGTTTGACCGGTGTGATGCATGAACTCTATCATCACCCCACCAGTACGGCATGTCAGTTTCATCTGGCTCAACTAGCGATGTGATTTTCCCCAAGCAAGTGTCTTTATATCCGCGCCTAATCCATTCTTCACAGATTGCTACTCCGTACGCCGAGAGACCCTGAACATTGGCTCTCCACATTTTTGTTGCCGGGTGGTTTTTCCAACCTTTATCGGGGGAAACAATTGCATTGATTATTTGCAGTGTCTCAACCCTCTGCTTGCCGAGTCTCCGCATATCTAGATGTGCAGCTGACTTAACCATGTCAGCGAATGGAACGAATGTCTGCACTATTGATTCTCCTTAGTATCCTGTCCATCATAATCTTCGCTCGTAAGAAGGTCTTTGACATCATCGGCCATAAGTAAAAAACCCCTAGCCGGATTGTCTGCTGCTCCAAGCGAACGTTTTGTTGATTCGTTGAACTTATGTTTATTGACACGAAGATACCGCTTTAGTCTGTCGGTGTCAACTATTACGAAAGAACCATCAATAGAAAAAACGTATACCCACCACTTTGCTGTTGTTACATTTATCCCGCTTGGCACCCACACTTGATTCCCGTTGTCGTCACGCATTCCACGGGGGTTTTGATTTGTCTCAACAACCATGCGTCCATTACGGTATCTATCAGTTTTGACTTCAAAACTTCCAGAAGACATTGCGTCCAGAAAACTCGACACAAGCCCTTCCCCTTCAAGCCCGAAAGCCAAGTCTGTTTTCCAGTCAACCACCCTCTGTGGGATGTCGTACTCTCGTCTACTCATGCTCTTTTCCACTGCGATTAAAATACTTCGTCATTTCATCGCCGTCAATAACCAGCTCTTGACACTGTTTGTCCAAATAGTTTCGTATTTCTAAAAGTCTGTCGATTACAGAACTTATTGAGACACGGAAGTGATTATCAAAGGTGTAGATATCCGATAATTCGGCTAAATAGGCGTCTAATTCCTCCATGGCCAGATACTAGCAAGAAATTTCTACAATGTATGTTGCGTTGTCAATAGATTGCGAGTATCTTCTGTTTGTCGGCAAAAAGGAGACAAATACTATGTCCGAATATGACGCACTGAAGAAGAAGGGCTTGACCGGAGGTCGTCCACGCCTAAGTCAGGAAGAGCGTGAAATCCGCAAGGAGCTCGCTGTTAAAAAGCAGGAAGCCCGTAGGCGGGCTCTTCTTGTCCTTCAGCACCGCCACGCTGAAGAGTATGCAAAGATTCTTGCTGATGAGCTAAAGGCAGTTCTTAAGAAGTAGGCTCTTCGGCCTCTTCGCTTTCAGAGAATACGGACATCTCTCTCTTGAGAGACTTGTCTGCTATATCTGCGTGGTCTTTCTTCGGGGAGCCGGCGCTCTCGGCAACGACTATTAAATCAAGCAGGTCGTTATTGCCTAAAAGAAGGTCATGCATACCTATGCGCATTGAAGCTAGTGCCTTCTCTGGGTTCTTTTGGTTTACTGGAATTGTCATATTAGAAATCGTATTCTGTGAATTTTCTAGGCTTTGCTTTTCTTTTGCGCCTATGGTTTGCCGGTTGGTTCTGTAGCCATGTTTCGTAATCTTCCGGTATTCCTTGGTTTGAGATTACATATCTTTCGTACTCTTCAAACATTTCGTCCTCATCGTCCGAATAACCCCTGTTGCTCACTTACATCACTCCCCACCGTCTGTTGTGGAAATGTTTAAAGCTTCCTGCACGTCTTTACGCAAAACCGCATTCATAACGAACCTTTCAAAAGTCGTATCCGGGTGTAGGTAGGCGTTCATTCCCTCAGCGAACATCTCAAACATGTTTGCATGCGCATATCTTGTTATTGTTCTTGGCATTTTGGGTGTATCGGAAAACTCTTTATCCAGCATCGGCATGAGCGTTGAGTCTGAAACATACTTTTCAGCAATTCTGGTTAGAGAGGCAATGTCTTTTTTGCTCAAGCTCTTTATGCCGGCAATTCTCTCAGAATTTGCTAGAGCATCAAGTAGCAGGTGATGTGACCATTCATGGCGTATCTGGCCATTTATGGTTTGGTCAATCATCGCATCGCCCATAGATGGGTTTGTTGACCTACTGAGAAGCGCTGTTTTGTCCGCAACATCGCTATCGCCGTATATCTCGTTGATGGCGGAAGGCATGAAATTTATGCTTGTTAAGAAAGTATCAGAGATTACTTTTACCTCTTTGTCTTCCTCGTCTTCGTCTCCAAGCTTTGCAAGCGATGCTCTTTCTGCGGACTCTGTTTTTGCAAGAATAATTGGCATTCCAAATTTTTCTACAGCTGCAGAGAATCTTGGTGATTCGTTTACGGCAGATTCAATTATCTCTCTTATTCTTGAGACTGTTTTTTCGGAAAAATCAAATTTGTTCTGTGGCTCTGACGCCCATTTATCAAACTCTGATTTGAATTTTTCCTGAGAGTTTCCACCAATGTCTTTTATCTTATTTTTGCTCGACCACATTTCGTATAGCTCATCCATAGATGTGGGAATCATTTCGGCAACACCCTTACGTTTTGTTTGGGCATCTACGGTTTGTGTTGCCTGCTCTGTTTCTGACTCTTCGAGCATCCTGTTTTTTGTTAGTGCTTTTATTTCGATGCGCTGGGAAAGTTTTTCTGTTCCGTCCCCGAGAAAGCGCCCGGACATTCGCTTTCCGTTTTTGTGCCCAAAACCAAAAACAGTTCTTGCCATTTCTTTTTGGGGCCAACCGGCGCGACGCGAGCTCCCGTTACTTGGTTCGTTTTCCATCTGAATATTCTACTTTTACCGAATACAAGGCCGGTGGAACTAACCCTTTGATTGCTTTTTGCTTTTCTTGACGTTTTCCTTAAGCCTTGTGTTGCAAGCCAGGCATATTTCTGCCCACGGGTAGAACCTACGTGAATTAAGAGGATGCGTGCAGTCAAGCGCCTCAGCTGCCGCTTTATTTAGGGAGTCCCTAATCCATGCAGAGAGGGTTGAGCCTGATTTATCGGCAGCACTCTTCCATCTGTCTCTGTCATGTTCTGATGCGCGGATAAGCACCTGCTTATCAACTGTTTCACCAGCAGCGGTAGCAGGATTTGCAATGGAGAGATTTTTGTCGTCCTCCATTACCTTGTCAACTGCTTCACGTATTTTGTTCTTATCGCTCATATCTCTTCTGACCGCTCTATTTGAAGGCTTTCAACTGGTGTGTCGTTTTCTTCTTCTAGTTCTATCACTTCCGCATCTACAATTTCTCCACCATTGAGCAATTGCCTAACCATTGCTGGTGGAAGAATGCCTGAAGCACCCATCAATTCAAGAAGCTTCTTAGCCTCTGATTCGGCGTCAAACTTTTCTACTTCTTGATTTTGGGTCGCACCGGCAAGAGTTACCTTGATTGGGTCAGCGCTAGATAGGTTTGCATCCATTTGGACATTAAGATTTACGTGGTCCATTCCAAGAAGTTTTGTTCTTCTGTCCATTATCGAAAGGACCTGTTGGATTGCCTTCATGTCTGGCTCGACGGCAACCTCTGAACCGTCATCCATTCTGACTTTTCTGTGTTGCGTTAATGGCCAGATTGCCTGTTGGAGGTTGTCTAACCTCTCCAGTTCCATGCGAAGAACTTCCGGATAGGCGAGCATCGCCTCTTTGTTTAGCTTTTCTAGTTGACGCTTTACGGCGTTAGAGACAACAGCCGTGCTTACGCCAAATCTTCTAGCAATTTCCTGTATTGAAGTTCCAGCCTGACGCATCTTGAATATGCGAGCATCCCTCTCGGATAGAAACTCACGAGTTACAGGTTTATTGTTTCTTTCCTCTGCCATTGATGAATCCGCTCATTTTTGCTCTCCTGAAACATTAGCAAATTCAATGACTTCAAACGGGAATTCCTTGCCACGGCGTATCTTTGTGGGCCAGTAGCGCTCATCTCTAGCACCTCTAAAGTGTCTAACGTCGTAGATAAATGGTGCCGATGCAGTTAGGTCTGGAGTAAGCGAGATTCCAAATTCCGGCCACCTAGACCAAACAGCTGAGCCAAATGGTCTTAAGTCTCTGGTTGACATGCTTGTGCCAAGTGGGGCATGGTGTTCAAGCCATAGGGCACATTCGTATGTTGTCCTAATGTAGTCAAGATACTTAGCAATTTCTACTGCTACAGATTCCGAAGTTCTTCCACCCGGGTCAACAAAAGCCTTATAGAGAGGACCCATGACGATTAGTTGCGGCTTTGAATTCTCAATGTGTTCCTCAAGTATGAGCCTGTCAGACGCCTTAAGCAGGTCTAGTCCGTCTGGCTTAACTACAAGGCTTCCCAGTGGTCTTTCAACTTTGCGGTACATCCGCGCCCTGTTTTTTGCAGCAGCACCTATCGCTCTTGATGTTCTTCTAATGATTCTCTCTGGGTTCTCTAGGTCTACGGTAAGCGTTCTCACCTGTGGCATTGCCTGATACGTGAACGGGTGAATACCCCACATTGAGCAAATAGCAATCTGCCTAGCAAGCATTGTTTTACCAACACCTTCAGCTGCAACCACGATTACTCGTTCGTTTTTTTCTAGTAGCCCTGGAATAATCCATTCATAAGTGTCGTTTTCTGTTTCACTAAGGAAGCTCTCCCACTCAACAAGTCTTCCAGGATTTGGAGCATCATCAGAAGTAAAAGAGCTGAGAATCGTTGATGCCTTAACAATTTTTTGCAATGAGTTAAGTTCATCATTACCGAGAATCTTTTGAATTCTGTCTAGGGTTTCTTGACCCTTATCTTTTTCGGTAGTTACTTCTTCTTCTACTTTTTCTACAGACTTTACGAACTCAGATGGGTCAAAGTACTCAAGCTCATCCAGCGAGTATCCAGCCTCTACGTGGTCAGTTACATCCTTGGCAAATGGGCTTATGAAGATTGAGGCGTCACACCCAGCGTTACGCAGTTTTTCAAGAACCATAACTGCGTGAGCCTTGCCAACTTCGTCATTGTCGGCAACGATTTCAACTGTTGCTCCAGCAAGTGACTCCGTGTTTATGTCGAGCCATTTTCCTGCACCGCCAGGTGCGGTCGTTGCAATGATGCCCATGTCCATGAGGGTGTCGGCATCTTTCTCACCCTCTACTAGCCAGATGGGTAGACCCTCTTCACGCGCCTTGATTACGCTTGGCAGGTTGTATAGAACTTTTGGTGTATCGCCAAGCGTGTATACCCATTCCCCGTTTTCTGAAGGCTTTCTTTGGCGGAAAGTCTTCGTACCCCACTGGTTAACGTAGCGAAGTTTTTGAAAGAGCAGATTTCCGTCCGCATCAAGGTAGTCATATTCCTTGACGAGCTTTAGCTTCTCTTTCTCTGCTGGGCGTTCTTTCTTTTCGATTTTTACAGGGTAGAGGTCTGCTGGCTTTAGTCCTACCGACGCACAGATTTTTCCAACATCACAACCGTCGCCACGGTGACAGTGAACTAATACGGTTCCGTTCTGGTCCTCAGCTACGGAAAGAGATGGGTTTCTATCATCGTCTCTACATGGACAGTGCGCTTCCCATCCGGATGACGAATTTCTAACCCCAACAAGCCTTGATAGAAATTCTTGAGTGTGTTTGTATTGCGGTTGTTTCACTCTGCGGCACCGACTTCTTCAGGTCGAGAGAAGTTTCCATTTGCGTTGCGTGTCCCTATTCCTGGGAAGAAGATTCTTGCATCTCTAGTAAGGATTATTTTTCTAGCATTTCTTAGGTTTGCTCTTTCAAGCTCTGTCTTCCCGCCCCAAATACCGTACGGCTCATGCCTCAGCGAGTATTCAAGACAGTGATGTTGCTGTTCGCATTTGCTGCAGATTAAAACAGCCTCTGCTGTATCTCGTTCGTTTTTCTTGCGCTCTTCTTTTGTTGGAGAAGGCCCAAAAACTGGAAACCATTTGTTCGTGTCGTGACCCCTGCAAAGTCCGTTACGTGGAGCTTCGTCGAACTTACTGGTCATTAATGCGCCTCCGGTCTAGTCAGGATTTTGTAATCCTACCGACCTCCAGCGAAGAAAGAAAGACCGTGGCGTACTGAATTTTTAACTCGTTGTTTTCAACTACAGAAACAACATCAACAGACTCGAGGGAGACATTGAACCTTGCGGCTATTGAGGCGCGTATGTCATTTATGCGTGACTCATCTGAAGATGAATCCTCATCAGCATAAGGACTAAGCGGAGCACCTAACTGGAGAAGCTCTTTTCCAAGATTCGTAGACTTGAAGCACCACGCACATGCAAGTGCATTTGTTCCGGCCTTCCTTGGCCTGACTTCAATGTGCCCGCATGAAAGAAGGTGTTCATAGGAGACGTTTCCCCATTCACCAACCCTGGTAACTGATATTACCTTCTTGCGTGGGGCTTTTCTGTGTTCGGTAGTCAAGGTCTACTTGCGACGACCAAAAAGTCTCTTAAAGAAAGAAATCTTCTCTTCTGTGCTTTCTGCAAGAATCTCATTCATCTTTACTACGACCTTCTCGAAGTCTTTAGCTGCCTCGTTCACGATTCCGGAAGCATTGGTCAGCGTTGTAGAAACGGCCTGTTCGATTGGCTTCTGTGTATAGGTAATGTTGGTAACAAAGGAAGAAGATGTACCGGTTGTTGTTGAGCTAAGTGCTGGCTTCGGTGCTGAAGCTTTCTGCACTAGCTTTTTAGCCTTTGTCGTGCTATTCGCTGATGCAGCTTTCTTGGCCGGTGCAGCCTTCTTTGCTGGTGCTGCCTTCTTGGCTGGAGCAGCCTTCTTGGCAGGTGCTTTCTTGGTCGCAGACTTCTTTGCCGGAGCCTTCTTGTCTGCCGCCTTCTTGGCGGGGGCCTTCTTTGCAGGGGCCTTCTTTGCTGTCTGGTTTTTCTTTGATGTAGCCATGCCGGACATATTAGCCACCGGTTGTATCTGATGGCGGAAGTCCCCTACAGAAAGACATGTTTGACTAGTATGATTTTGTGGAATCAGTATATGACAATAATTTTAGCAAAATTGCTTTAACAGTTACATCTGCTCAGCTTGCTAAAACATTGTCTGTCAAGGAATATGGAGTTGGTGAGGACCTGGCCTTTAACTTCATGGGCTGGATAGACGACAGACTGACGGTCATATGCCAGATGAAAAAGCCGATGATGATGCTGGAACACGCAGAGCGCCTAACAAAGTGTGGACACCTATGCGTTGCCCTCAGGAGGTACTGGGGGGTAACGGACATATCAATGATGGCTGAAGGCTTCTGCTCCACCGACAAGCACAGGACGGGAGGGCTTGACCTAGCAAAACTGTATGCCGAAGAGCACGATGCTCCAGTACAGGAGTGTATTACCGTCTCTCATGCCTCCCTAGTGGGCGACAAGATGCTAAGTGACCTAGTGGCAGTCCCTTACCGCTATCTGGCGAATAACGAGCTGGAGTGGGGAGAGATTATGACATATCCAGGAAATGCCGACAAGGTTCTCAGGAATGCATCTTTCCCCAAAATGCTAAGAAAATCTCTTTCTGAACCGGTTTATGACGATGATTTGCCGGAAGAGGCGTATGACGAGCTAAGGGAAGCAATTTTTAACAACGGTTTTTATATGCAGGAATTATAACAACTGGTATAATTGGTTATATGGGCTACTTTTATGAAAATTCGTATTCGGGTTTTAGTGGCCAACGAAAAATTTTTGACGACACAACAATCATTGGCGCCGACAGACAACCGTGCATAGTATGTGGTCATCCAACTGGAGATTGCTCCGGTGAATCAGGACCGCCAATTGTTATTTTTGGACAGGGCTCAAGTGATTCGCTTATAGAAACTCAAATGATTCTTGTTGAAGAAGATATTTTTGAAGAAAGACAGATGACTAGCTTTACTCGCGCAAAAGTACTTATCCACAAGAAGGGAAAGTACATTCCATATCGCGAGGCAGAAAGACTTGGCTTAGTTAAGCGCCCAACAATCTGATAGCAAAAACTTCATTAGATACTGGACTCTTTTAGTATTTTCCTGTAGGTTAGAATATAGCCTCCACCAATTGAGGCATCGCTTAAATTACGAACAGGAAGAACAATGAGCCACTTAGACCAGTTATTCGTCGACTCTTACGCAGACAAGAAAGCACCGTGGGGTTTTAACGGTCTAGGCGAAATAGTTTTCCTCCGTACGTATAGCCGTCAGAAGGAGAATGGCGATAATGAAACATGGGCAGAAACGCTCCAGCGCGTTATTAATGGCGCTATTGACATCGGCGTACCGTTTGCAGAAGGTGAAGCAGAGGCTCTATTCGACCACTGTTTTAACCTACGTTGTTCTTTTTCGGGTCGGTCTCTGTGGCAGCTCGGAACGCCGCTAGTAAAGAAGTTCAATGCAACATCGCTAAATAACTGCTACTTCACAAACATCGAAAAAATTGAGGATTTCGAAATGCTTTTCGATTACCTGATGCTCGGTGGCGGTGTCGGCTTTTCGGTAGAGCGTTCAAAGATTCACGAACTTCCAAAGGTTAAGCCGAATGTCGTAATCACACATGAACGGACAAACGATGCGGACATTATTGTCCCAGACAGCAGAACTGGGTGGCGTCGCCTTCTTCACAGCGTTCTGAAGTCATACTTCGAGACAGGCAAGTCGTTCACTTACTCCACAATTCTGGTTCGCGAATTTGGAGCACCACTTAAGACTTTTGGTGGAACTGCAAGCGGACCTGGCGCGCTCATTGACGGTATTGAGGACATCTGTAAGGTCCTTGATAATCGTTCTGGAAAGAAACTGAGGTCTGTAGATGTGCTGGATATTTGTAACATTATTGGTCGCATTGTTGTTTCCGGCTCGTCACGTCGGTCGGCGCAAATAGCAATGGGTGACCCTGACGATGTTCTTTTCCTACGGGCCAAGAACTGGGCTTCGGGCAATATCCCTGCATGGAGAGCAAACTCAAACAACAGTATTTACGCCGACCACTTTGACGAAATCATGTCAGAACTGTGGAAGGGCTATGACGGCTCTGGTGAACCATATGGATTACTCAATAGGCGTTTGGCTAGAACTACTGGCCGTCTCGGCGAGAAGAAGGTAGACAACTCGATTGAGGGTTTTAATCCATGTGCGGAAATTGCTCTTGGTGATGGCGAGTCATGTAACCTCGCCACAATATTCCTCCCCAACATTGAGTCGCTTGAGCAGTTCAAAGAAATAAGCACTCTTCTCTACAAGGTTCAGAAGCAGATTACGCGGATGAATTACCCATACGAGAAGACGACCGCCATTGTTCGTCAGAATGCTCGTCTCGGCCAGTCTGTAACTGGTGTTTTGCAGGCATCAGATGAGCAGGTTTCATGGCTTGACGAGGCTTACAAGAACTTGCGTGATTTTGATGAGTCCTACTCAAAAGAGAAGTCTTTCCCTAAGTCCGTAAGACTCACGACGGTCCAGCCATCTGGAACACTGTCTCTGCTTCCTGGAATCACCCCGGGAATCCATCCAGCATATGCTCGCCACTACATTCGTCGCGTGCGATTCGGTGCCGCTGACCCATTGGTAGAGGCATGCCGTAAGCGTGGATACAGGGTTCAATGGGATATGGGTCTTGATGGACGCGAAGACCACACACGTTACGTGGTCGAGTTCCCATGCGAGTCACCAGAGAATGCTGTCCTCGCTAAAGACATGACCGCAGTTCAGCAGCTCGAATGGGTAAAGAAGATGCAGACCGATTGGGCAGACAACGCCGTATCGGTCACTGTCTACTATCGCAAGGAAGAGCTTCCAGAAATTAAGGAATGGCTAGAGAAGAACTACGACAACTCGGTTAAGTCTGTATCTTTCCTTCTGCATTCTGAACACAATTTTGCCCTTGCGCCGTATGAGGAGATTACAAAAGAGGTCTACGACAAGCTGATTAGTAAAGTCGACTTCTCTGTTCCGCTCTACATCCCTAAGGGAATTGGCGACATGGACATGGATGATTGCGCAACTGGGGCGTGTCCGATTAAGTAGTCGGACCACCCATTGCCATCTGCACTACGCCATCTGGTATAACGGCAAATCTGCATTTTCCTTCAGGCTCTACGTTCTGGAGGATTATGCGGCATTGCCCCCCACCCATGTACAGTACGCAGTTTTCGCACTTAACGCCGATTCTTGCAACTGTGTTGCTCGACGCTGAGTCGTAGCCAGCCCAAATACCCTTGCTATCCTCATTAAACTTGCCATATCTTTCGGCAATTGAAATAAGAGCATCTGCAAGCTCTTTTTCTTCCGGAGCAAGTGAATGGTGGCGTGGTTCAACTCTGTTTACAACCCTGACAGGAACTCCGGACATTAGGAGTTGTAGTATGGAGTTCTCCTCGTGCATGGCTACTTAGTTTCCTTTTTAAACTCGTCCCATGTCTTGTCGCCTACGCCAAAGTATTCTCTTGCGTATCCAGATTGGATAATGTCCTCATTTAGGCACGCAACTTCCGGACGAGCTATTTCTTCATCTGTGTATATTTTTGCAAGTATGCGTCCATATTTGTCGTTTTTATCTGGAATAGTATTCACATAAACCCACTGATGCTTTGATAGCCAGTCTTTTGTGAACTCCTTAGCTTTAAGACCTAGTTCTTTTTCCTTAAGGTCTTTAGTTCGCGATTCAGGTGTATTTACACCATATAGCCTGACCCTTATCTTGTGATGGATATTAAATCCAAGGTCAATCATCAGGTCTATGGTGTCGCCATCTATTACGTTAAGTACGGTGGCTCCATACCAGAATCTACTGCTCATGGCTTCTGCCTGGAAGCCCACGCATTATCTATGAGATTTGGGTAAGGGCGTCCTGCCCTTTTTGCCCTCTCCTTAGCAGCCTTCTTTTGCTTATCGCTAAGTTTGCGAGACTCTTTTTCACCAATAGAACCGTTTGCCCAGAATGGGGCATTGTTCTTTTTCTTGCTTCCAGAAGACTGTTTTGCCGTCTTCTCTTTCTTCTTTGAGTTTTCGTATCTGTCTAAAAGTCTTCTGCCCTTTGCGGCTAGAGCTCTGGCGTCATCGGCGTTCTTGGGGACAGGCTCACCCCATGCTGCGGCAGAGAGGGCAAGTCTCGTAGCCCTACCCTTTTCGTCGACCATTGGACCAGATGGATTCGTGAAGAAGCGGGTTAGGAATGAACCCTTTCTTCTCATTTTTTCAGGGGTGTCTGCCGGCCCTTTTACTCCAGGCTTTAGATTTGCACCTTGTGTTCTTTTGAAGAACTTTCTTCCGGCTGCTGTAAGACCACCATTGGGGTCCTTAAGCTTTGCTGACTTTGTAGACATTCCATCTTCGTTAAGAAGTAGCGCTTCGTCTGAGTAGTCTTCTCCCCATTCTGGGTAATCAACGCTATTTAGTGCGTCCTCGAGCGCCTTTGCCAGAAGTACCTCGTTAGATTTAAGCATTGCGGATGCTTTGACGAGGCTCATCTCTAGGGACTTTTCCTCCATCTTTCCCTCGTCGGTTGTTGGACCACCAACAACCCACGCATCACAAGTTCTCTCTGCGGCGCACTTAAAATCAAAGGCCTCGCAGTATCCTAGTTCACCAGCTTTGATTATGTCCCATGCAACATTTCCCTCTTCGTTACCGAGGGCTGATTCGATGCAGTTAAGCATTGATGGGGTTCTTACGAACATGATGCAGTTTCCACATCTCTGCTTCTTGGCTTCTGCTTCTGTTACGTTCCATCTATCGGCCTTCTTTTTCCAGAAAGCATCATTTGGCTCTTTTGGATTAAGCGGTCCATAGCCAGCAGACTCAATAGCCTTCTGTCTATTTCTAATGTTGACGGCAATGTCTTGTGTAGCCGGTGGGCATTTGCCTTTTTCAGCCATTGTGGTAATGCTTTCTGTCGTTAGAACTTATTTGGCTTCTGCAGCCCAAGAGAGGCTCTTAGCTGCCATGCCCATTTCTGGGTTGAATCAATTCTTCCTGCCAGGAAATCGGCAATTCCCTGCTCGTCCATCGAGTCAGCCGTATTGAAGGCAACCTTAAGTGATGTTATTAAGCTGTTTATTCCCTTTAGAAGCTCCATAGCCATCGACTGTGGATTATCCTCTGGGTTGGTTTCCTCTATTGTTCGCATTGATACAAATCGCGAAAGATGGAATGGAGCGTCGTAGCCGAGCTTCAGTATGTTCTCGGCCATGTCATCTACCGAACTATATAGGTCCTCGTAGATGGAGGCAAAAAGTTCATGGTACTGAGCAAAATCTGGTCCCTTTACGTTCCAGTGGAACCCATGTGCCTCGTGGTACAAAGAGAAAGTATCTGCCAAAAGAACGCTCAACTCTTTTGCTAGCGGTGCAACTCTTGCTGACATCTCGCCTGGGGTAGGGCCTGTTTTCATTGCTTTCTCCATCGCGATTAGTTGATTAAGAAGCTCTTCTTCTGCTGCCATTGTTTTTCCTTTAATCAAAACGGTATGTATATATTACATCATTGCACAAAAGGAAAAGCCCCCCGCATTACACGGGGGGCTCTCCTTTTTAGTTACCGACTAATCAGTCAGGAGCGTTGTCGAAGTCGACGACCACGAACGCCTCAGGACGCTTGACGGCGAGAGCAAGACGCTGCTCGGCAAGAATCACGATTGCGTTGCGGACGAAGAAGTCCGAGTGCTGCTCCGAGATGCGGATGCTGGCCTGCTCGCGGTCGTACAGCTGAGCGCCGGTACCGAACGCACCAACAAGCGCCGTGCCCTCCGCAATTGCAGGAGTGTCGACGATTGGCATGCGCCATACCTTTGGCTCGCCACCCATTGCGACCGAAACCGCGATGAGGTACTGGCCGTTTGCGTCCTTGGTCAGCTCGATGTCCTCCCAGTCGTTCGGGTGAAGAACGATGCCGGTTGGCTCGTAGTAGGCAAGGAATGACAGCGTTGCTGCACGGCGCAGGGCGTCCGCCTTGGTGTCCGGAACTGGCGATGTTGCGCCGTCCGAC